TAGATCCACCAAAAGCTCCCGCACCAATTGCTCTTGCTCCTAATGCTCGTTGAGCCATTCCATATTGTTCTCCTAAATCTGATAATGTTCCTGATATAACTTGTTCTTGATAAGGATTCATATATTGAGCTGCAGTTGCTGTATCAAAAGTTTGTGCACCAATAGCTCCTAATTGTCCTGCTTGAGGTAAAATTTGTTGAGATATAACATTAGCTGCTTGCTGTTCTTCAGGTGAAAGTTGAGCTATACGTTGACCAGTAAAAGCTTGATAAGGACGTGATCCAACTGATTCAGCTCGTCTTAAAGTACGTTCTTGTATTTCTTTAAAATATGCTGGTATATCGTAAGACGTAGTTGATTGTTGCGGTGCTTGAACAACTGTTGTAGATGGTTTAAAAAGACTACCCATTGATTATATATGTTCCTCCAATATTTTTATATCCTAATTTAATAAAGGCGTTATGTTTTCTTTCAACGTCTTTACCTTGAGTTATTTCGCATAAAGCAGTAAGTCTTTTACTTAATGCGTATTCTTTAAAAACTATCATAATAGCTCTAAAGATATGAAAGTTACGATATTTAGGATTAACATGAAGCCATAGACTTCTAAGAAATCTTTTGTCGCTATACCATGTTTCGTCTATAGCGGCTGCCATAGTTCCTATAATAACATTTTCATATTCTACTACTATAACAAAACTATTTCTAATGTAAAATATAATATGATCAAGTAATTTCTTATTATTTACGTTTCCAAAATTGTAAGGTGATTCTGGAAGCCAGGTCTTTAAAAGCTCTCTAATACGTACAGCATCGTCTATTCTAGCTTGTCTAATCTTATATTTATCTTTTTCCATCAGGTCTAATTTGGATTCTTAATGTACCAAATCGCCAATTACTACCTAATTCGTCACTTTCTATCTTAATAGAAGATTGTCTACCTCGTATTCTAGAATTATAATAAGGTGTCGTATTTGACACTGTAATAACTTCTCCTGTAGTTTTAGAGCTATTTGGATAATCTCTAGTAAATAAAGTAATAGTAGCATTTCCTGTTTGATTTTTAAAGTCAGGTATAACTTTATTTATAAAACTAAAATTTTCTCCATCAGCAATATCTCCATCACCTGATTCTATATAAGCAGTCATCGCTGATCCATCAGCATCAACTCCATCTTCATGACGATAGATTAAAGAACGACCTGCTGTTAATCCATAAATAGTAGAGAAAGTATTAGCAGAAGAATTACTTAAATATTCTGTTGCTAAAGGATTTTGTTCTACTCCATTATCTATATAAGTAGTTCTAGATAAATCTCCAAAATACCAACTATTTTCTAAATGATTGTAAATTACATATTTATTTATCGTATTTGAATTGGCGGAACAATAATACCAAATAACTTCAGAAAAATTAGAAGTTTGTCCAGCATAAACTTGTTGAAATTGTGTTTGATTTATATCATCAAATACGTGATTTAATATAGGACAAGGTATTTCTTGAACAGCACCCGCAAATCTAAAGAATTGGCCATCAGACATCCAGTAAGCTATGTCATCTATAACTATTGCGCTATTTAATCCAATAGCTCCGCAGTCATTACCGAGCTGACGAAAACCAAATATAAAAGGAGGACCAATAAAAGACATTGATTGAAGTGTTGTATCTGTCCATATAAGAATAGTTCCTTTAGAGGGTTTTGCTGATCTTATTTCACTACCACCTGCAATTCTTTGTGACCCAGCAGAGTTAGTAGCATTAGGAGTCCAAAAATTATAATTTTCTTGATCAGACCATCTTATAAATAATTTATCTTGTGTTGCGGTATTGCCAATTTCAGTTTCAGTGCCCATACAAATTAAATGCCTTGTTTCTGTAGAAACAACTGATAAAGAAGATTTAGTAGGAGCATTTGCTATAGCTGAGGCTCTATTTGAAGACATACCAGCAGAAGTTTGCCATTCAAAAGTTTTTCCATCTCTTTGAGTTAAAATTAAATCTTCTCCCCAATTATTTAAAGACCATTGTCTCATATCTAAAGTTACTTCTGTGTCTGATCTTGCATTACCCCATTCTTCCTCTCCATAGTAACCGGCTCCCCAACCATAACCTAAAGTTTCTTGATCAGGTCCATTATTAATTTGATAATTAATATCGCAGTTAGCTAAGTCTGTAACTGTAGATGTAGCAGTGCCAGGAGTTTCTATTGTATAAGCATTAGAATTATTAATTGCTATTATTTCAAATTCATTTTGTAAATCAGTAATTGTTATTCCTCCTACATTAGCAGATACATTTTCAATAGTTATAAAGTCTCCTTCAATTGCTCCGTGAGAAGTATGATTTACTATTACGTTAGAGCTAGTATTACTGGTAGTAAATACATTAACTAAACTATTTGATTGTCTAATTGGAGTAATATCAGCATTTGTACCTGATTGATAAGCATAGACTTTTCTATCTGTTCCGAAAGCTTGATAACGAGTTCCATCTAAACTTATCCAAGAATGCAAATCTGCGGTACGCCCAATATAATAATCATCGCTATATTTATTCCAACCACCTATTTTTTGAGGAAGTCCTTTACGAAATCTAATTTTATCGCAATCTGTCCATCTACCTTCTGCACCTGTTTCAGTGTTTTCGGTATCTATTCCAGGTTGAAAATTAAGTTGAGTAAGTGGCATAATAACAAATATTATATAACAAAAATTTTAAATTTATAGTTTTTTTTGTAGCATATAACCTACTATATAATACTTATGAATATAATGAAAGCGAGAATAATCTGGTTTCCTTATAAACATTATAAAGATAAAAAATACTTATAGAAATGATTTTTCAAAATATAGAATTGCTTGAAACTGATAAATTTCAATATTTATTGATCCATAAAAATGGATCCTCTAGTGTAAGTAAATGTATTAAAAATTTTAACATCACTAATAGAATTAATTTAAATAAAATAAGATGGACTGTAATTAGAGACCCCTATGAAAGATTTGTTTCAGGTCTTAAATATGATTTAAAAAAAAATAATTTAAACATCGAAGAAATAGATATAACAGAATTGTATAATTCTATGACCAATGTTTTCACAAGAGAAAGAAGACATGTAGTTCACACGTCTTCACAAGTATCTCATTTAATTAACACTCATGTTAATTGGTATGTCGAATTAAAAGATTTAAACTTATTTTTAAAAATGCATTTTAATCAAACAGAACATTGTAATGCAAATGATGAAAATATTGAAATTAGTATAGATAAAAAAGAAGTTATGAAATATTTAAATTTTGATTATTATGTGTACAATAAGATATTGAATTCACAATATTTGTGGAAGTGGCAAATGGGAAAGATATTTTAATGTTAATAGCTGGAATTCATGCAAACCATAATGCGGGTGTTACTCTAATTGATAGAGGTCATATTATTTTTTCTACAGAAGAAGAAAGAATGTCTGGTGTAAAAAGAGATTCCAATCCCTTTTTAACTATAGGAAAAATGAGGTATGAGTATATGCCTGTGGATACACAACTATCTTTTGCAGCTATTAGTGGTTTTACTCCTATTAACAATCCAACTGGAAACGTCATAGATCCTTGGTCAAGAGAAAATCTATATGTTTCTTATTTAAAAAAATTAAAATTAATAACTCATGATTATCAAGTAGTTGATTTTGGTAATTTGCATCATTTACTTCATGCAGCTACTGCTTTTTATAGATCTGAATTTGAAAACTCTATTGCAATTGTTGTTGATGGATCAGGCAGTCCTTTAGATGGATTAAAAAACATTGAAGCTGAAAGTATTTATGAATGTTCTTATCCACATTCTTTTAAACCTCTATACAAAAGAACAATGAGTGAAGGTGAAATTTCTTTTACAAAAGAAAATGATTGTATTTATTTTAACCACCCTGCACCAGGTATAGGTGCCATGTATGACATGATAGGATGTATTTGTGGTTTTAAAATATTGGATTGTGGCAAGACTATGGGTTTAGCTGCATACGGAAAACAAGATCCTTCTTTATCTAATTTAATTAAATATGAAAATGATTATCCTGTTGGTGATTATGATATTATTGATTTTACTCCAAGAGAAAATCATTTAGGTTATTTTAAATTTAAACCAGGTAGTTATTTATTAGAAAAAACAAAAAAAGATATAGCTTTTGCTATACAGGAACAATCAGAACAAGCAGTATTACATTTAATTAATAAAGCAAAACAATTATCTAATTCTAAAAATATTGTTTTATCTGGCGGATTTTTTCAAAACTGTAAAGCTAACTATCGTATTGTCAAAGAAAATCCAGATTACAATTTTTATGTAGAACCTCTTTGTTATGATGGAGGCTTGTCTTTAGGAGCGGCTTTACTTCAATTTCATACAGTAACCCCTAATGGTAGAATTAAAAATATAAAAGAAAAAATTAAAATAACATGATTCATGAAGTAATACGATTATTAAAAGAACAAAAAGCAGTAGGCTTGTTTCAAGGAGCATCAGAAGCAGGTGCTAGAGCACTAGGAAATCGAAGTATATTATTTGATCCAAGAAATCCAAAAGGAAAAGATATAGTTAATCAAATTAAACAACGTGAATATTTTAGACCTTTTGGTGCTAGTTGTTTGCATAATAAAGCAGAGGAATACATTGATATGTATCCTTTGAAAGAATCTCCGTATATGTTATATGCTTTCCCAGTGAAAGAAGAAAAGAAGAATATAATACCAGCTGTGGTTCATGTAGATGGAACTTGTAGAATGCAAACAGTAAAAAAAGAAAATAATAAAGCACTACATACTATTCTATCAGGGTGGTACCAAGAAACAAATGTACCTGTTTTATTAAATACAAGTTTAAACGCCGCAGGAAAACCTTTAGCTTATGTTCCAACAGATGCTTTTATTGATGGATTAGATTACATTTATTTTGCAGATGAACAACAAGTTTTAGATAGAACAAAACAATGGAAATAAAAGACAATATATTTGACACTAAATATTTAGTAGATATGTTTGAAAAATTAAATCACGCAGATTTTAGAGCTAATAATTTAGCAAACAGGAGCACTTGGCCATTAGGTTTAGCAGGAGCTACACACAGAATTTTTAGCTGTAATATATTTCATAGGTTCACTAGACATTTAATCAAGCATAATATAGATTTTAGTTTAGTAGAAATGTATATAAAAATGTATGAGCATTTAGAGAAAGTTTTTAAATTAAAACAACCTACAGTTTTGCATAGTATTAATGTTAATTTACAATTTAAAGAAATGGATGGAACTTGGCATAAAGATAATGGTCCCAAAGGAATTTTATTTATGGTAGGCGAAGAAGGTGATGGCGGAGAGTTTATTATTAAAAAAGATAATAAAGAAGAAAAAGTATCTTTTAAAAATGGAAGAGTTATTTATTTTGATCCAACAATAGAACACAAAGGACTTGCTTTTAAAGATGCATATAAACCAAGGTACACAGTTCAATTTTTATTTTCAGAGGAGGCTATATAATGATTGTGAACGATTTTCAAAATTTAGGATACATAGTGGATAAACTACCAGATGATGTCTTAAAAATTATTAAAGAACATGTAGAACAAGTTGCTAAAAAAATGAAAGAAGATCCATCACTTGCTCCACATAGTATAGAAGAAATA